TGTGGCCGTGGTGTTGGTGACCTCCCCTCTGGTGAACGGGGCCATCAGACCGGCGTCGTTGATGTCCGCTGTGACCGTCTGCGCGTACAGGGGGATGTCCGCTGGGATGGGCGCGTTCGGGACGGGAAGGATGTTCCCCTCCAGGGCGGCGCCAGGTGGCAAGTCCACTTCGATGAACTCACCGTCCCGGCCCTCGGCGACCTTGGCGGCTGCTGTGTCGTCGAAGAACCCGGCGCGGACCATCCACTGGCGGGCCATGCGCCGGACGCCCCGGGACTGGTACGTCCGCAGGATGTTCAGCTCCTCGAACTGGTCGTAACTCCGGTCCAGGAGGGAGTACCCACGCAGCGGCGTATCAGGGTCCCGCGACAGGTACAGCGGGATGATGGGGACCACAGGCCGGCCGCTGGCCGTCTTGAAGGGGATGCCCGTGGTGACGTGCTCCACCTCGAAGTCCTCCGGGGACTCCTCGTCTGGGTCCGGCGGCAGTGCGCCCACCTGGACCCGGATGCCCTGAAACAGGAACTCCTGGCCGTTGGCGTAGTCCTCGGACCAGACCAGGAGGTGGTCCTCCTGGAGGTCGTACACCTCGAAGACCCGGACCCACTTGTCCGCCTCGTCCACGCCTGTGTCCCGTGTCATGGCGGACTGGCCGGCCTGGCCGGTCTGGTCAATCCACTTGACGTAGGGCCGGGCGCGGAGCTGGTCCGCGGAGACGGCGTACCGCTCCAGGGCCTCGTCCTCTGGCATCAGGTAGACGTGGCCCACGTACCGCTGGGCGCTCCAGCTCCCTGCGGTCACGTCCAGGACCACCTCCCAGGGAGCCAGGGCGGAGGAACTGACGCGCTTGAGCGGGTCCACGCTCTCCACTGGGGCCATCTTGATGAAGCTACAAGGGTAGATGAGGGCCAGCCGCGTGGCGTCCTCGAGCTGTTCCCTGATGGTCAGGAGGTACTGGTTGGACGTGGCCTCCGCCACCTCCGGGTTCCCGCGGGCGCGCAGGTCCGGCGTGACCACCACGGCCGGGTTTCGTGCGAACAGGGACCCCAGGTAGGACTCCACGACGGCGTACGCCTTGGGGACCTGGGTGCGTCCGCTCCGGTCCAGAAGGCCCTCCTTCTCCTGCCAAAAGTCCGTCATGTAAAGGCGCTTCAGGTCCTGCATCCGGCGGCGCTGGCCGGTCCAGTAGGCGTCATGGGCCTGGAGGATGTCCTGGACGTGGGACGGCTCGAGCATGGCGGGGGCTCCTTAGAACGGGAGGCGGGAGGCCCTGATACGGCGGGCGCGGGAGGCGGTCAACAGCTGGTCCACGCGGACCCCCTTGGCCTGGACGGCCTGGTCCCTCCAGGAGGGAGGGATGTCGCGGAGACAGCGGTAGGCCAGTGCGAGGGCCACCGCGGCGTCATCATACCCCCCGGCCGGTGCTTCTGGGGCCACCTTACCCGTTGATATCGTTAGGGAACGTAGTTCCAGCCAGGTCACGCGGTCCAGTATCTGGATGACGCCCAGGGCCTCCCGGAGCGTGTCGAATGCATCCAGCTTGGACTGGAGCGTGGTCACCCACGGCTTGCCCGTGGTCGGATGGCGCCACTGGTTCCTGTACCGCGTGTAGCCCAGCTCCAGCAGGAAGGCGTGGCCGTGGTTGTTGGACTCGGCCAGGACCAGGGCGTGGTTGTAGCGGGTCGCCACCTGGACGGCCCTGTGTGCCCACTGCGCTGGGGTCACCCGGTTGGACCTTTCCACGTAGACAGGCTGGCGCGTGGCCACGGACACCACAGACAGGGCGCTGTAGTCCCCACCCACTCCTCCGCCGATGTCCACGCCCATCACGTACAGGTCATTGGCGTGGGGCGCTTCAATCTCCCGGCCCCCATGCTTACCCAGGGCCTGGTGTTCCACCACGGTGATGTCCTGCATGGTGGCATCGTCGTAGTACCCGCCCTCCCGACCCAGGAAACAGTCATCCAGGCAGGCCGGGTACTCCCGGGCGAACTTGTGACGGCTGCCCAGCTGGCCCAGCTTGCGGCGCCGCCAATGGAGCTGGCCGCGGTCCAGGGCGTACCGCTCCTCCAGCGCCAGCTCCTCCTCCGTAAGCTCGAAGTCCTCCGGGACCATCTCCGGCGGGTCCCGATACGCTGGGTGCTCCCACCACCACATGGTGAGGAGGTGCCAGCCGTTCTCCGGGGCGCCCTGGACCATGCGCGCAAAGTGGTCCCCGGGGGAGTTGGCCGTGCTCTCCGCGATTAGCACGCCCTCCCCCACTGCCGCGTCCGCCTGGGCCAGGACCTCCTCCAGGTCTGGAGCGTACGCCGCCTCGGACACCAGGACGGCCGCTGGAGTGAATGACCGGAGGCCGGTCTGGCTCCTCGAGGTGAAGGCCTGGAGGCTGGCGCCCGTGTCCCCGTACACGATGCGGTTGCGGGCCTGGGTCTTGATGGGCCGGCGGAGGAGCTGGGGCGGGTCCCGGAGCCAGCGGCGGCAATCGTCCAGAAGCATGGATGCGGAGTCGTCCCGCATCGACACCACAGCGTGCATGGCGGCGTGTCTGCTGGTGTACGCCATGTGGTGGAGTACGAACTTGGCCCCCGTCGTGGCCGCCACCTGGCGGGCCTTGATGACCAGGATGCGCGTATGCCCAGCCTCCACAGCCTCGAAGATGCGGCGCTGCATGGGCAGGGGGTCGAAGGGGATGGGGCGCTTCGAGTCCTTGTCCTGAACGTGGTGGAGCTTGCAGAACACCGAAGGCGTGGCCACCAGCTTCCCCACGTCCTCCACCAGCTCCCTGGGGATGGTGCGCGGCAGGTACGGCCGGGTCATAGCGTCGCCATGAAGGACTCCACACCACGCATGGGTTCCCGCCCGTGGTTGAGGTTTTCCAATATGAACAGGGCCAACGCCTCCCGGGCCAGTCCCCATTCGTCGCCCTCCCGTGGGTCATCCAGAAGGAGGTCCCCAGACAGGCTCCAGGCTAAATGTTCAGCCGCGCCCATGATGCGCTCCGCATTTAGCCGCCCATCCCACCAGCCACTCCGCGAACGCTGGCGGAGTTAAATGGCGCTCCCGCTTGGGAACTTCCGGCCATTTGTTGTTGTTCGTTAGTAGGCGGACCATCACATGGGAGGGCTCCCTTGGAGCCGGAAGTGGCGGCGGGCTATGGCCCACGAAATAAAGCCAGCTGGGCTTCCGGGCCTTGTGGCCCCAGTCACACTGGTTCACCTCCACGGACCGTCCCCCATATTCATCCGCAGGCGCCCCAGGTCTAGGCAGACCGCAATGTGTCCACAGGTTGGACTGGGCCGGGTGTTCAAGAACTCCACCACATTGGCGGACCTGCTGCACGGCGCGGGGGCCACAGGTCTTTGCTCCCTCCCCCCCTGCGTAGTTCCACCAGAACCGTCCCCATGGACCACATGGGGGGTGCGCCACGATGGGCAGCGGTCCGCTGTAGTCTTGAGCGTTCCGCGTTGGCGCGAACATGTCACGCTGGCGGCCGTCCTTATTGGCCCATCCCCACACGTCAACGCCCGGGATGGCACCATAGGGACCGCGCGCCGTGTCCACATACAGGGCCACAACCCTGGGGGGCGCCCGCATCAGCTCACCAGGGTGAGCAGGTCCCGCAGCTCGGCCACGCCAGCGTCATCATCAACCCCGGCGCCATCGGCCTGGGCGATGACGGCGTCCAACACGTACCGGGCGGCCAGGAGGCGGGTCTGGGGGTTCCCCTCCGCCATGCATGACCGCAGGGTGTGGAGGGCCTGGCCCGCCATCATCCGCATCTCCATGGCCACCTCCTGGGGGGGGAGTGCGATGGAGCGCCGGTACTCCTCCTGGACGGCCTCCAGGTCCCACGTCTTCAGGGTGCGCCGCTGGACGATGCCTTCATCCACGATGGAGTCCATCGTGTGTCCGTCCTGGACGAGTGCGGCCACGCGGCGCTGGAGCTTGGTAAGCATGATGATGTCCTCCCCATGTCCCACGGTCGTGGGGTGCATGGTCCGTGCATGTACTAGCCATGTACCCCCAAGGTAGCACGACGAAGGCCCCACCCAGCGGAAGCTAGGTGGGGCCTGAGTACCCGGAGAGGGCGCCCCGTCTGGACGCCACGATACCCGCGGCAGCCTATCACGCCTCCCGCTCCCATCGGAGCTTCACCTGTGTGGGGTGGAGGTCCACGCGGGGCCGGTCCTTCCTGGACCAGCTCCCCCCCGCGCCGCGCAGGCTGGCCCCGCCCTCCTCCGGCAGGGTGTACGTCACCAGGCGCCGATACCCCAGCGCCTTCACGGCTCTCCAGCAGGCCCCATACAGCTGGGAACATGCGTTCCGGGTCCCGTCAGTGGCCACGCGGATTACCTCCGCGGTCCAGCCATCCGCCAGCATCCGCGCGACTGGGCGCCCCACGATGGCCACGCCATGGACCTCCCCGTCCTCGTCAGCCACGGCCACCTGGATGATGGAGCCACGGGGCGGCCTGTGGTGCCTGTGGTGGCGCTCCACATAGGCGAACGCCTCCCGCTGGGTGATGGGCACAATATGAAGGCGCGTCATGGGATGGTGAACCTGGGCTTCCCGATGTTCCCCCGCGTGGTGGGTGGCTCCATGGCGGGCGCATACCTCGTCCAATCCGGCCTGGCGCCCTTGGTCCCGTCATCCACGTACAGGGCCAGGACCCCATCGTGGAACTCGCTTTTGGCCTGCTGTCTCGCCGCGATGCTCTCCACCTCACCACGGGTCAGCCGCTGCTGGTATCGCAGCTGGGCACCGTGGAGGCGCTGCCCTCTCGGGCAGCCACAGGTGACAGCGTAGGTGCGGACCGTCTCCTTCCCTTTCCTTCTGGATGCGACATAGGCCCGCAGCTCCCCGGTGCC